GTCTTGATGAACTTCACGTCGTCGGGGCATGATTTGAACTTCATTTCCCAAAACACTGGATTCAGATATTGTTCGATCAGTTTGATTTGTTCATCGGTAAATCTAACGAACAGCTTCTCACTAGTTGTGGCCGTATAAAGAATCCATGGTGAAAGTCTACCACTTCTAATCCATTGAACAGCTAGGTTTGTGCTGACGTTTTCAAAGAAAGTATGCCAGGGCTGCCCATAATCATCCTCCCATTGCTGCATGAGTAGAATGTTCCGTTCAACTGCCGCATCAGCACTTTCCCTTTTATTCAATTCCCTGATATACTGTTCGTAAACGAATGGCTTCGACCAGTTGTTCATAGGTACCGTAGCTTTCAAAAGAAAGTCCACGAATGCCTCTGGATTGATTGCCTGAATTTCCAACATGTATCGGCCAAACTGAACAAAGCTTGCATAATGCTTACTGTCCATGAAGTCAGTATATGTGCGGGGTTTTGCTCCCCTGTAGTTCATGTCATAGAATTTCTTGTAGACGATGAACCCCATCTTCACATATTTTTCATCCTTATCCAACCACCTGCGCTTACGAGCACAAAGGTGACTGGCAAGGGTTGACTCCCTGCTGAATGACTTCTTGCAGAAGTCACACTCAAACTTAGGACTTTGACTTTCGGGCTTTGGTCGGCTTTTCGGGCTTTCCGTTTTCCGCGTCGTACGCTTTGAGGAGGTCTTTGAGTTCGGCATCAGGGGTGCCTGCAGATTTAACGAATTGTTCAAACTCATCTCGATTCATTGATTTGGTTATGATCTCCAGTTCGAGATCGTTTGCGCTCGGATACCATTGCAACATGTACTCTTGGATCTTACTAGCCTTCTTTTTCTTGGGCATGGGGATCCAACTGTGGCGCTGCTTCTGGCCCGAACCACAAATCGCCATAAGCTTCCATTGCAGCTCTGGATGGGCAGTAAGGTCCCAGAAATTCATATTCAAAATCTGATTCGTCAAGATCAGGGTATAATCCCTATATTGCGAACTATCAGAAACTGCACTGAACCAACGCATGGCTGGGAAGGATGAAAATTGCTTCTTCAAATCGTCATCCAGGTTGGCGTAGAAGTCCTTATTGCAAAGGTCAGCATTTGCCATTTCGTCAAAAATATCTAGCTTCTTTTCAGTCATTTTATTGCTTTGGTTAAGCTTACATGATAAATATTTGCAAATGAAGCTGCAATATAAGAGCTTCTGCAAGTTTTACGCCTGGGTCTCCCTAAAACACAGGATCAAATCCCAGATGGAGTAAAATCCATCTGGGATTTTCTATGCTTGGATGACAAAATTTCTAATGGTCATCAGGATCTCACCAAGATGGTTGAATCCCACACCATCAACCTTTCCCCAATACTTGTCGCCCCACCAATTGCTTTCTTCCAAATACTTATTTTGGGTACCAATCAGTATCGCCAATAAGTCTGGGTTCTGCGTAAACTTGGCAAACAACACCCTATACATGGCATGAATACGATGAATATCATCCCAGTCATCTCGTATTTGAATCTTATAGCCTAGGGCTTTGGCATCCTTCCCAGTAATGCATTGAGCGAATTGCCGTTTGATTTCTGGATCAAGGGTTTTCTGCGCCATATAAGCCGCTTCCGATGAACTAAAATTCAAACCATCAATGCGAACATTGCAAGCGTGGAAATTAGACAGGCATCGATATTTTCCAAAGAAACCCCGAACTGAATCCAGGGTTTCCAGGGTATCGACTTTCCCTTCAGAATTCAGAAAGTCTTCTTTAGCCATTTACATCAACTTGGTGATGTCCAGGACATCAGGCAGCTTGTTGATGTCTTTGACAAAGTAAGCGCATACCGGTGACGGACCATCTTCCAGCGGCACAGCCAGAATATGACCATACTTGAGCTTGGGGAAGAACCAATTCACGTCAGGGTAAATGTTCAAAACGTTGATAGGCAGGAAGGATGGCATATATCCATTGATAGGATTGAAACCCCATGCATCAAACTCACGGTCATTGATGTTCTTCAATTCCAAAACTTCAATTGCGCCACTGTCCTTGTCCACAATCATAATGCTCCAATCAAGTGGCATCTGGATCCGATACGGCCCCAATTGCAGATCAGCCGCTGGACGAGGGAAATTATCCAGAAAGATGAGTGGCATGAAATAATAATCCACGTCATCCTTGTCGCTGTAGTCCAAAACCCCATAACGAACATCATCAATTTCGTTAGGAATATCATTCATGTCAAACGGGACATTATCCGGTGTCAAGATTTTCATATTGTGGATCTCATTTCTTGGTTGAGCGATACGAAATCTTCTCAACCGTATGTGGGTAGGATGCTTCTTTGTAGAAAACCTTTCGGGCTTTCATGTGTTTGGCGCTGAACTTCAGTGTGCTGCAAACGTCCCAAACGTCAACGTGATCCTTGTCTTTGGCTTTACGAATGCCACGACCAATACTCTGGATCACTCGGACGAAAGACTTACCAGGCTCGATAAGAACCAGGTTGAAGATTCGGGGAATGTTAATACCCACGGCAGCCACACCATAGGTGGCAATAATAACTTTGTTGTTTGATTCCTGAATACTGTCGTATTCTTCCTTGCGTTCGGAGTTCTTGACTGAGCCGTTCACAAACACACTGTCAGGGATGAGACTTTGCAGTACATCACCAGTTTCAATACGGTCGATGAGAATCAAAGTATTGCCTTCCAGTGCCAGTGTCTTGGATAGATTGGCGATATATTCCAAGCGTTCAGGATCTGATGTCAAGTATGCCTTTTCATCAGCATAGCTCTTATATTCAACATGATCATCATCAAGTTGGGCAATATTAATCTGACATTGTGCCAATACACCCTTCTCCTGGAGTTCAGCGGCTGTGATATTGCCAACTACTGGGCCAATAAAGGCCAACAGACTGACGCGGTCGATTTCATCCTTGGGGATCGTTCCAGTCAGACCCCAACGAATCGGAATACCCGCCAGAGGCCCTGCCAGCATGTCCTGCAGGTCTTGCCCCTTCGCGGAGTGCCCCTCGTCAACCACGACTGCCACAACGTCTTCTATCATGTCCAAAATAGTGAAGTCCTGCTCACTGTTGTTGCGGTTCTTCCACAACGAACTCAGGGACTGCCAGGTCGAGATCGTGTGCGTCTTGCCAACTTCCTTTCGGTCGCCGTAATAGACGCCAACATCCAGGCCGATATTTCGGTAGTCGACTTCAGTCTGAGTGACCAGTGACTTACTGGGAACAATGATCAGGGTTCGACCAAACGGTTCACACAGTTTGGACAACGCACCAGTAATAATGGTCTTACCAGCACCAGTGCTGATCTGTTGCATGGACTGGGGATTTTGGAAGAACCTATTGATAGCTTCGACTTGATAGTCACGAAGCATAATCGGTTCGCCTTCAGCCGGATGACCCTTGGGCCATACGGTATCAGCCAACAAGAACTCATCACATTCGGGAAAATTGAAGCTTATGGGCGCCCGTTCGTCGTCCAGTTCGATTTCGTAACCCGCCGCTTCCACGATTGGCAGAAGGCGTTCAAGCAGGTTTACGTATGATGCGCCCGATACTTGGGCGAAACTTTTAGTGCCGTCCCACTTTCCCAGTTTGTATGCTGGGGTATGGCGGGCATGTGGTAGAAAGAACTTCAAACTATCTACCATCTTACGGCGGGTATGGGGATCCAGATCAAGGAACTTACAGTTCACCTGATCGATGATCTTGAGTGTCGTTTTTTGCATTTAACCCTTTGTTATTCTTTTAGTACAGGGTTAATTGGTTCTGTACATCCTCCTATTATAAAAGGTGGTTAAACGACACTCAAATCTAACCTGATTATGGTTTCAGGAAACCCGTATAAACACCATAAAGATGGCCAATCTTGTCAGGGTCGGTGGTCTTGAATTTCATATCATGCAAATCGGAATTCTTGTATCCGAATACCCTGGACCACATGACGTCATCGTTCAGGTCTTCCAAAATACCAATGACGTTGTAATTATCCCACCATTTCGTGGTGCTACTACCCACATCAGTTCCCGTAATGATTTTGGGGAAATCCAACGCGATCATATTCGTGGGGTGATTTTCCTTGGTCCAGAAATCGTGTGGTTGCTCCCTTGCCCCAGAAGATACCGTTCGAAGGACAACCCGATCACGATTGTTATTGATGAACCCATCACTCATCTGATCGGGTCTCGTGATAACGATCCGGTCATTGACATGGTCGATATTTTCATCATACATCGCCCACGAGCGCAAGCCCGCAAAGCGAAGGGCCGCAAGCCAAGTGGTTTCCGTTTTGGATGTGGTGACGATCAGAATTCGCTCAGAGCTAATCATAACACTGGCGAGCATGACTGTGATAAGGCGAGTCAGGTCAGTGTCCAATACGGCCGTGCGATAACCATGATCCGCCACATATTGACAGAAGTCTTGAATGGTAGGAGTGACAGTCAGAAACTCCCCGGGAATGGAATTTTGAACGTGTTGCGGGTCGATCAACCCTTGCTCAGCCATTTGTAGGATCTTGTCATCCAATGAAATCTCCATAACCTCGCTTGCATGTTTGAGGCGCCTGCAGACGGCGGGAGAAGAGGGAATGATGTAGTCCAAATTCATACTGCTTTCCCTCCCAGGGATTCGATGAGTGTTGCGAGCATGGGATTGTTCACCACATTCGCCACGATAACGTTGGACTCGGGTTCGAGTTCGGCCGTAGTAGTGTGGTTCTTGCTGTTCTTGCAGATGGTAAGATATTCCAAGACGCGCATGTCATGCTCGAACCGATGGCGGCTGATGATGCTGAAAACCTGGTCCAGATTCTTTGCAGTAACCTCGACGATCCACAACCGGTAACTGGGTTCGAATCTTGCCGGATTGCCCTTCACCATTTCGGCGTCCAAATTGCGCAGCTTCTTCAAATCGTCAACTACTGTGGGATCGGCCTTGAAACGAAATGCGAGTTTGTTGGAACCCATATATCGAACTTCGCGCTTCACACTGATGCTCTGATACACGGGTCGGCGATATTGCGGATGAGCAATCGCTCTTTGAACAGATGTGAGATCTGTTCGCATGACCTTGTGCAAATCCCCAACATAGCGGGTTGCCATCTTCAGAATCGTATCGCTCTGACCAGAACTCAACGCGCTCTGATTCGTGACATGTGCCTGTACATTGGAAATGAAATTCTTGGACCATTCGTCCTTGATCTTACGGCTGACGACCAGGCTACCAAGCCCTCTCAGCATATCTTCAACAGTAATCACGCATCTACCCTTCAACAAACGATTTGCGCCAGTTTAGCACGAAAATGGCAGTAATTGTTGATGGATGGATGATGGGCGAGGAAATTTCCTCGCCCATGTGGCTTACGAGAAGCTCAGTTGAGACAGCGCACTGGTCTTCATGGTCGTGATTGCGGCAAGACGGCGCCAGTCGCTGCCATCCATCTTACGCATCGTACCGATCTTCTGCACCGTACGGATGCTGACTTCACGGAAATGCATGATGTTCTGCTTGAAGAAGTCCATACACTCCTGAATCGCGTCATGCTCGAGTCCGAGCTTTTCCAGCAATTGATCGTCAACGCAGACCTGCTCAATACGCAGGTACTTTTCGCGCAGCGAGTGCATGGTCAGGTCCAGGTAGAACACGCGGCTCATGATCGCCTCAATGTGAGGAGCAAGGCTGCTACCCTTCACCTTGGGGTTTTCAAAATCCAAGTTTGTGATGAAGATCACAGAGCCCTTGAACGTGAATTGATCCGGCGTGTCACCCCTGGACGTAGAACGAGAACGCCAGCTCAGGACCCGTTTGTTACTGTGATCCAGGGCCTTCTTGAGCAAGTCCAGGGACGTTTCATCACTGAACACGTCGCAGTCATCCAGCACCACTACACTGCGTTCATCGCTGTAACGGAACAACAGGTCATAAAGACCACCAGCAGTCACACGTCCGCTTACAACTTCATAGCGAACCTTGGGCTTGGGCTTGGGTACTTCGGGTTCCGGCAGGTCACTTTCACCACGGACGGTGGGATCGACTAGTGCCGCCATCACAGCCGCGCTATCGTTCTCATGTTCCAGTGCCTGAATGAGTTCGTGGCTCTTACCAACACCAGGTGGCCCACTGATCACTAGTGCCTTGATTTCACCGTCACCTGCAGCCCAGGCCAACTGCTTCATCACATGGAAGCGGTCCTTGATGCGAGACTTTACGACCTCATCATCTTCGCCATTCAGCGAAGCAATGATTGCTTGATGCGTTTGCTCATCAGTGGTAATGGTCGGTGCTTTCACGATGTCGCTCTCTACCGCTTGAGCGATAACACCAACTTGATTGCACTTTTCTTCATCACCTACGACGAAGCTCTGTTCGTTCTCCACGAACACGCTGAATGCACGCTTGGGATAGCCCCGTACGGGACCACCATCAACACGGATGAACAAACCTTTATCGTTTTGCTGGAGCGCACCGTCGATGAGCGGGAACGTCACATGATTGATCTCACGGTACGTGTCCTTGCCCTGGCTGTACTTGCCCTTTACGATATGAACGTATTCCACTGAATCTCCCTCTGCTTACGACGGTTTCAATTGAAACATATCTAGGGCCGTTCAGCAACGCGCCAATTGCAACAGAATGGGCATTACTGCTGATAGTCCAAACTGGCACGACTCCATGAAGGTCCTCTATCCCTTGAATCCAAGATACCACTCAGCTTCAATAGTACGGCCTTATCGGGGTCGTCAACCTGCAACCAATAGCCATACTTACCCACTGGTCCGTAGTGATTGACTTTGCGCCAAGCATAAGCCTCGATGTCTTTATCATGTTCATGACACTCATGAATACCCCAACCATGCCCTCGCATGGGGATATTGTAGGTGTAGTCCCGGAGACTACCAACATTTTCATGCAACCAGGTTATGAGCGCGATGTCATCCTCAGTCACATCCCACACTATCTTGGATTCGGGAGGTTCACCAAAACCAGACGATGCGTAGAACGTCTTGAACTTGAGGAAAAGTTGAAAGCGGTTCAATTTGAATGAAGTCCGTAACCACCAATTGTGATTTCGTCGCCCCCACTTAGTTCCCAACGAAGGGTTGGCTCAACCAAACGGGCAATGTACAGATACAGTTCGGCGAAGGCGGCGGCGGAGATGTATTCATATTTCTGAGCTTCCTTAATTAGCCTCAGTGCGTCTTCTTGGTTTGTGAACGAAACCAATGCCTGTTCAATGAACTCTTCAGTCAATGAACTGTCTTCGTATTCTTCGCACTGGGTATCAAATTCCAAGCCATGGAGGCGGTTTGCCGCATCATGGAGTCCTTCAATGTCTGATGCCGAAAAGTTGGTCGTAAACACATGTGAGCTGGTGATACCGTGGCCATCAGAGCTCCAATCACCAGTCGTGAGGGTAATCTTGTGGGCGAGTTCAGTCATATTGTTCTTCTTGTGGGTTGATGTTTAATCAGGGAAAAGTCCGTAGCCGCCCAGATCAATTATCTGGTGTTTGGAATTCTTCCATTCCAAAGTGGGTTCTGAAACTTTGGCAAGGTACAGATACATGTCCATATGCCCTTCAAATTCAACACGACCATCACATTCGTGTTCAATATAGTCAAGCAACTCCAGGGCTTCTGGTTGCCCCTGAAGGGTAGAACGGGCGCGATCAATGAAAGCTTGCGGCATCACATCCTTCCGCCAATCCAGAAACAATTTCGTGATGTCTAAGTTGAATGTCCTGGCCGTCTTCCTGAACGCCGCCATAACTTCGTCACGAGCGTGACTCATGTCAAAGTGGAAATGTCTGTTCTGTTTGTGACCGTAGTCACAATTAGCCACACCGATCACGAATGAAACGAAGTGGGGAAGGCTGCTGGTCGTCATATGGCAATATCCTGTTTTGCCAGAACAATAGCAAAGGGGCCCAGCAAAAGCTAGACCCCTTGTTCAAATCATTTGGCTTAGAGACTCGCGTCCTCGATACCAGCAACACGCAATTTAGTGATGTTGCCAATTTGGAAGTGTAAGTATTCAATACCCTTGCTCACACCCAAGAACTTGTTACGAAGTAACGAAACTTGATTGACCAACAGAGCAATCTCCAAAACTTCGTCATCACTGTCAGCATACTTTTCAGCATCACGACTAGTCAAAGCACGGTCATACTTTTCCATGTAATGACGATGCGCTTTGCCTTTAGCTTTATTGAACTTCAATTCCAAGTATCGGAGAATTGCTTCAAGTTCCTGAAGTTGATTGTATCGGTATTCAGCCATACCAGGAAGTTTCTTTTGAATGACTTCGATACGGCCGCTGACATTCAACTCCTTTCGGGCTTCTTCCAACTGTGCTTCGTAATACGCGAAGCATTCAACCAGCGGACTCAAATCGTCCGGATCTGCCGTAATTCGGCCATACCAACCACCACTCATTTAGTCCTCGCTGTCGTAATCGTCTTCGTCGTCAAACTCTTCTTCATCTTCACCGTAAAGTGATTGGAAGGCTTCTTCAAGGTTTCGATCTTCACCAATCAAATCGGCCATGTCTTCGGGTTCAAAGCCATAGTCTTCAAACGATCGAATCCAAGTGACGGCTACATCGGTGCGTTTTGCTGCTGGAATTTGATCTCGAACGGTATCCCAAAGTTCAAGTATCAAACGTGATTCACTGCTATTCATGTTAGGTAATTCCCATTAGTATCTAGAATATTCTACTTATGCCATATCAAATCGCAATATTACCAATTATGGTTTTACACAATAAGGGCATTCGTAGAAAGGGGGAGCAAAACTCCCCCTTATAATCTCGCATTAAGCGTTCAATACTTCGCCAGTTTCTGGGTCAATGACAGGTTCGAGACTCTCAGTGTCCTCAGCCAGCTTGGTGTTCCACTCAAGCATGATACGCATCAGCAATTCGTCAGTGATTTGCTTGCGGAAGTGTTTATGTTCCGAGCCATCATTTGCGATATACTTCAGCTTGTTGCCGTCTTTCGTCAGAATTCCACGGGATTCAAACAGATCGATCAGGCCGCTGTAGGGATCCATACCAGTGTCATACGGAATCTTGATTTCCATAGTTTCAAAGGGCTTGGCATAACGGCTCTTCATAACCTTCACCGCAGCACGGATACCAGTTACTTCAGCAACCTTGTTGCCGTCAATGTCTTCCTTCAGCTTACGCTTTTGCATGGCAACCACAATCGATGCAGCGTAAACCACACCTTGACCACCGGAGATTTTGTCATCGGGATCAAACATGTCCTGAGACGCATACGAGTGGTTGGTAGTTACCAGACCGATGTCAAACTCACCAAACATATTGGTTACGTTCGTCACCAGCGCCTTCAGTGCCTTGGGCTTGCGACCCATGTCACCCTTCAGTTCACCAGCTTCAAACTGGTTCACGTCAGTAGCCGTCATCAACATACCCAGCGAGTCAATAACGAACATGACCTTTGGTCGTTCATCCCTGTCCAGTGGGCCGTAGTTGGCTTTGTATTCCTTCATGAAGTCGCTGATGATCTTTGCCACGTCATCGATCATTGCCGCGCTAATACGCAACAGTTTGTCTTCAGACGTGTCAACATCAAGAGCCTTCAGCCATGCTTCGTCAAGTGCGTTTTCAGTGTCGATCAACACAACGAACACACCCTTCTTTTGTGCTTCGCGCACAATATTACCACTCACCAGGAACGACTTACCCGAACCCGACTGACCAGCAAACATGGTTGACTTGCCAAGGGGAACGCCCTTGAAAAAGTCGCTTGAGATCAGGAAGTTGAGTGCATAGTTACCAGTGCTGATCCACGTCTGGGGATCATTAAAACCAGTGGAAATACCATTGATTGATTTGGTAATATTTGTGCGGAATTTTGAAATATCTAGTGGCTTCATCTTGTTATTATTTTCCTATTGCCAGTTTGAACATCAACTTGGTAGAGAGGATTTTAAACCTCCCTACCAACTTTAGCGATATTTGGTTATCGCTAAAACGTTAATGCTTAGTTGCCACCAAGCTGCTTTTGCTTGATGCGGGCCAGGATGTCAGAAGCGTTGGGCTTCGCGCCACCAGTAGCTGCAGGTGCTGCCTGAGGAGCAGGAACCGCTGCGGCAGTGTCATTCCAAGGAGCGGGAGCTTCCGTACCACCGACCGGAGCGGTCAGACGGGTTTGAGGAGCAGACGCACCACCACGCATACCGAAAGGACGGTACAGGTGACCATACGACGCATTGTCGAACGGACGGCCAGCCAGCGAATCTTCGAACATCGCCTTGATCAGATCGATGCCATCGCGGTCAGGACGGGGGCCCAGGAATTCCTTCAGGTTGAACAGACCGAAGCTTTCGATCGCTTCCAACTCGTCAGCACTCAGTGCGCGAGTCTTGAACGACCATTGCGAAGTGCCGTAGTTGGCGTATTCGCCCTTCTTGGTCTTAGTCAGCTTGAAGTCACGACCACCCACGTAGTCGATCGGCAGATCTTCCATTTCAGGATTCATCAAGGAGTTCTTGATGATTTCAAAGATGGAGGGGTTGATCACGAAACGACGGATGGGATTTTCAGGAACATTTTCTTCCGAGAACGGGCTGTTAACCACAAAGCCTTGGAACAGGTACGACTTCTTCTTGTAGTACGTGCGGGCCAAGTCCTTCTTGGAATCATCCTTCCACCAGGGACGGATGTGAGCAGTGATAGGGCAAGCGTCGCCGAACATGTCAACGCAAGGAACCTGAACTTCAACCTGATTGTCGTCACGACCAACAACGCCTTGGAAAGGCAATTTGATGATCTGGCGTTCAACCCAGAAGAAAGTGTTGTCAGGATCAGCGTCGGGGAGGAAGCGGATGCTTGCCGAGGAATTTTCTGGAACGTTCCAGAAAGGATAGCTTGCATTATCGCCGGAGGAACCGGAACTCTTGTTCTCGGTGTTCTTTTGAGATTGTTCGAGCAGTTTTGCTTGGATTTCTGCGAGAGTTGCCATTTGTTTTGCCTATGTTGTTGTTATTTTAGGTTTGTTAAAGTTTGCCTAGACGAATGATTAACATTCGACATTTCTATTTATACCACGGAGATGGTAATTGGCTTATGATTTGCGCGTTCTTTCTTATTATTGTCTGCGCTAACCATGTATCTATAGTAATTGTGCTCACCATCTTTTGCAAAATAGATTTGAAAATCTTTTTCACAAATTTCTGGTTGTTGTTTGCCCAAAAAACATGATGGCACTAGGTTAACCTAGTGCCATCAGTACGTCAAATTACTCTTTAACGCTTCAGACCAGCCAACTGTGCCATACGATTCACATACGTTTCATCGTCGTTGTTGGGACTCTGGACATCTTTCTTGAAGTCCTTTTGCTGGTTAGCTGGGATGACATCATCACACTTATGTGATTCTTTGAATTCATCATCTTCATCCTCGTCCTCGCCTTCTTCGTCATCGAAATTGGCGTAAGCACCAGGACCATGAATCTCACCCAATAGACCACGCACCTTGCGGTCGTTGCGCATTGCATCAGAACGGACAATGATACCATCTGGAGTGTCATCACCACCAGCAATACTCCACTCGTAGTCACGATCGACCAAGTAACCCAAGTCAGCCAATTCAGCTTCGTAGTCGGCCATTTCTTCCGAGTCGAGCATGACTTCTGCATCAATCTGGAACCAGCCATCATCACGAATCATTGGCTTGTTGGGGGATTCAGAAACCATACCTTCTTCTTCATCCGTGAATACGGCATCGCCATCTTCAGCCATCAGATCACCATCAGCCCAATCTTCCGCAACGGCCTTACCATAACGGCTCATACCCTTCAGCTTGCCCTGAAGTTCATCACGCTTGCGCATGACTTGACCATACATGGGGCTGAATGCATTCATCTTGGACAGTTCAGACTGGGTTTGCGCCAGTTGGCTCTTCAGATCATGAACATCACCACCCTCTTCGGACTCAGTGTCATCTGAATCAGAATCCAGGTCGTATTCGTTGATTTGACTTTCCATTGTGCTGCCGCCAGTTTCCTTCACGTGTTGATCAATGAGGCGCCAGCCATCAGCTTCTGAACCGACCAGACCAAGCATCTTGTTGGCCTGCAGATCCCAAACGCGATACACCGTGGAATACATGTTTGCATTGTTCAATTCATGTTGAGGGACACGACGAACTTCATAACCATCTTTAGAATACTTGGCGATAAGATCGCTAACGTCATCTTCCTCATAGTCGTCATCATTGTCGGGGAACATGTTTTCCACAACTGGGCGACCATAACGCGATGCACCCTTCAGCTTGGCTTCTGCGTTTTGCTTCTGAGTCAGAACTTGTTGGTAGGCTGGATCGAATGGGCTCATGGAACGCAATTTGATTTCCGCAGCCATCAATTGGCTCTTCAGATCATGAATGGAAGGTTCTTCGGTGCTTGTATCGAATTCCTTCAACTTGTTCTCCAGAACTTCACCCTTCTCGTCACCCATGTCAAAGACGCCGTAAGTGCGATCTTCGCCGTCGATTTCAGCGGAAACCAGAGTCTTGCCATCTTCGTGGCGGCCCTTGAACTTCAGCTTACCTGCAACTTCTGGATGAGCAGCCTTGACTTGGTTCTTCCACAGGTCAAGTGACTGATCTTCGTCAGTTCGTTCGCGCTTTTCCTTCTTTTCGTCACGCTTCTTCTTGGCGTCCTTCTTCTTGCCCTTGGGATCCGAACCGTCGTCATCACCGTCGTCGTGCTTGAAGGTCTTGCCCTCGTACAGGCGGCTAATATCGAAGTCACTGAAGTATTCAACGTTGAAACCACGGAAACGACCATCCGTATCACCGTGCTGTTCAGCTTCACCTTCTGACTTGAAGGGGCCAAACACTGGACGGTCACCACGGTCTACGATGTAGTAACCTGGTTCAGAGATACGACCTGATACTTCGACGGGTTCACCAACCAGACCAGCGCTTTCTTCAACTGGCTTGCGCTTGGCATCGCGTTCTTGGCGACGAGTCTTGTCTTCCTTCTTCTTGCGACCAACGTCAGCGCCATCCTTCTGGTCCTTGAAAGTTTTACCTTCCAGGAAGTTTTCTGGATCAAAGCCAGCCATCCATTCATTGAATTGCTTAATGACTGGGTTGTCGTTGCATTCGAGGGCTTCTTGTTCAGCAGTGCCTTCAACAGTCAGGTCGATCTGGCTACCAACGCCTTCATCATCCGTGACTTCATCTTCGGCGACTTCTGTGAATTCTTCAGCACTTGCTTCGTCAATGATCTCTTCGTCGAGGGTTTCTTGGGCTTCTGGCAGCTTTACCAAGCGTGCGAGGCTCAGGACAGCTTCTTGTTCAATTCCTTCGCCCAGAATGCCCGTCCATGCTGCCACGGCTTCTTGCAGATTTTCGCTGTCTTCCATCAGGGCTGCGGCTTCGGTCAGACGACCAGTTTCGCGACCATAGCTCTTGGCTTCGTAAACACGACCAAACGAGCGCTTGATTGACTTCATACCTTCCAGGATCGATTCCTGAACTGAGGCAAAAGTTTCGGGTTGAGCAATGGCGTCAGTCTTGCCATGTTGTTGGACACGAGCCAGATTGCGGAAATCTTGTGCCATGCGGATGATCTGTTGGCCAACTTCGTCCGCAAATGTGCCACCTTGGTTGACGTGCTGAGTCATAGCACGGCCACCGGAAAGCATGTTCACAGGGAACAGGAAGCGCTCACCCAGGGCGTTTTCAACAAAGATTGCCTGGATGTTGCGGCCACGGCTACCGATCATATTCTCATTGACCTTCGCACTGTGGCGAACGATCATACGGGCACTTTCGAGCTTCAGGTAAGAGCTCTTGCTGGTGCCGTACAAACCTTCCATTAGATTCATGTTTACATTCTCCTGTTCATTAACGGACGCCCTAGTGGCGAAATCTTGTGGTTTTATCTCTTTATCAAACTTCTTAACGTGAAAAAGCAGATTGGACTTGATGGCAATGTTTCTAAGCATTTCAATGAAGCCATTTGCTTGGTCCAAATTGACGGAATTGCTCAAATACAATTTCAAGGAACTGTTGTCGCCATCTTCGTGAATACTCAACAGAATGTTTTCGCCCAGCATGTAAAAACGACGAGCGTCAGCTGGTTCGTAAACGCGATTACCCTGTTCGTCATATAGAACGAGATCTCGCCCGTATGCGCGCAGAATTTGAAAAATCTCTGTGCAGAAATCACTAAAGTCAATCATATCGTCTCGAATAATAAAGTGTTCAGTTATTTATGTGACTACCCAATAATGACGGGCATTGGATCACCAAAGTCATCATCCAAGTTAATTGTTTCCTTGAGATCCTCTGATTCTTCAGCATCCAGCCAATTGATAACTGTTTCCAGCATACGAACGCAAAGCATGGCGGCCATAACCAGGTCATCATGTTCACCACTCTTTGCCGCATAACTGCTACCACTGCTCACAAAGGTCTTCAGTTGTTTCAACAATTGCTGGCTGTTAACTTTCATGCGATCACTTTCAACCAGGCTCTTGAACTTGGAACAGGCAACCAGTTTGTTGCTGTTGTTGGTAGTCAGACCCTTACGGAAGCGGCGACTAGCACCAGGGCGTCGCTTTTCACTAATGAACGTACCGGGGAAAGCGTGTTCGCCCGTATCCTCAATGATTTGTAGGATAGCTTCACCCAGAGTATTGTTTTCAACAGTCCAATAGATGACTGGATCACCCTCCTGGTCTGAATTATCTCTGAGTTCGCTATCAATCAAATTCAGAATGTATAGCAGGTGGCGTACTTGATCTCTGGGCGGAGTCTTGTTGTGTTGCCATTCAGCAATTTGGATCATTCCAGGCAACTCAAATACTTGGATTGCAGATGAGTCACCACCTGTACCCAGGCTAGGATCTAAGCCCACCAGATATGTTTTGTTTGCTTCTGGTTCTTTAAACCAACGGATGGTCCCAGTAAAGAATTCAGGGTTCGCACCACGCATACGAGCCAATGCCATGGGTTCGATCAATGTTTCATCGTCAGTAACGAATTCACATTCAAATTCCTGCGCAAAACGAGCAGGACCCAAGGATGCGCGGAACGGAGCAGCCCAAGCTTCATCACGTTCTGGGTGCTCATCCCACTTCACCTTGATAGGGAAGAAGTCGTTACGACCAGTGCCGTCGGGACGTGTATTACCATAGTCGTCTACGTTATCATTGGCGCCCTTCCAGATCTGTGCGAATTGATCTTCGTCACTCTTTGGTGTGCTGGTAATAATGCATCCACCACCAGTAGACAGAACTGGTTGAATGGAAGTCCAAAACTCAGATGCCATGTTGGGTCGCACAAATGCGAACTCGTCCAGGTACAAGAGGGTGATGGACAGACCACGACCAGCATCGCTTGTAGTTGCGCGAGCGGTGATACTGGAACCATTGTCAAAGGTGATGGTACCCTTGTTGTACTCGGTCACGCCGGCACGGATATAATTAGGACATTCTTCGTATGAATAACGAATACGGTCCATAATTTCCATAGCTTGGGAGAACTTGTTAGCCGCAATCAGAATCTGCGTGTCAGCGTTGAACATGGCTTTCCACAACAGAAACGCGGCGGCCGTTGTAGTCTTACCCATCTGTCGAGCAGTTAGGCCCACAACAAAACGGTTTTTCCAGAAGCCTTCAACCATTCGCCTCTGGAATGGGTACAAGACTAGTGGCACGCTACCCTTGATAGGGTGTTGCACCTTGATAAAGCGTTCAATGAAATAGATTGGATTTACCGTACTCAGTTCAAGTTCATCCAACTTGGTGGCGTTATACGTGTCTTTCGTATGGCCTTTCTTAATAAGATCGTTTGCACTCATATATTTTCTATGAAGAAATGGGGTATAGATTCACATCTATACCCCATGATTTATGCGAAAGGGAATTAGCCCTTTAGTTGCGCCAATACTCGGTTAACGGCTTCAAGAGCAGGTTCCAGTTCATTTTGAACCATGTTCTGCTTGTACCAGTCATGAACGTTATTGGAAGGAACGGCAGTAGCGTTCTCAACAACATGCTTGAGTTGGGCTTGAATGGCTTCCAGTTGCGTGACGATTTGATCCACTTCTGGACCTTCATCGATCTCGCTTTCGTCACCCACGATGCCGTTTTCCATCACATGTTGGTAATGGCTCAAAACTTGTTGAATGGCTTCGTCATCGTCACCGGCGGCTTGCAATTCAGCGATAGCTTGCATGGCATCTTCGCCAGTAAGATTCACGGCCGTACCAGCATCGCCGTCGTAAATGTTCACGTTGCCCAGGCTGTCAACCACGTAGCTGAAACGGCTACCATATGGAATATCCTGAAACTCATCCAGTTGTGAAGTTTGCTGGGTGGCTGAGGAGTTGACTTGGGGTTCGTCCTTACCCATCAGACGATCACCCAACTGGGTGATCATACCAGCAATCTTGCCTTGGGCGGCGGCACCGTTTAGAGTTTCACCAGTCACGTTCTTCAGAATCATGACAGCTTTGTCAGCGTCCAGGTCCACATCACCCATAGCAATGTCTGAATCCTGAATGCCAATACCATTCAGCAGATGGTTCAGCTTGCTGAGCATAATGGGAGTGATCGCCACGTCTTCTTGGATCGAAGGATCTTTCATGGGGTTGTCACCCATGCCGTTTACTTGATTGTGGTCAGCGGCATCACCACGACTAGCGGGTGTGTCAAATGTGACATCATATGGGTTTTCGCTTTCTTGTACCTGGCCGTAGTTCAACAGGCGAGCGATAATCTTAGGATCGATATTCATCTTTAGTCCTTGCGAATAGAATTAGGTTTGGCAGTCAACGTCTTTGTGGCGCCCTTCGAATCCACGTAGGTCTTTTTCATAACCTTTCCTTCATCATCGAAATTGCCGGTCGGGGTAGGGACCTTAGCATCAGTTTCTTTGGGAAGAATTGTTGGATTCTTGATGTCGCGATTAAAGTCGCTGTCGACTTCTGGTTTGGGCATATCCAACCACTTGAACAATGGAGCGGGAGCGTCAACCTTCATAGCTTCAACACGTTCCTGGGATTGCTTTTCCAGATAATCCAATAGACGTGAGTTGTAGCTGTTGCCGTAATAATTGGAGCCATCA